GACACAACCGCCACCTCTTCGATAGCAATCAACAACTGGAGTTAGAACTATGTTAATACAATATTCAAAAGAGCACGAAGGAATCAAATCACCAACACGGGCAAACCCATCCGACGCAGGATTGGATATTTATGCAGACCTCATGGAAGATGTTGAAATTTTCCCTGGTTGCAACAAGGTTGTCCCAACGGGGTTGAGGTTCGAAGTGCCTCATGGTCACATGCTTCAGGTATGTAACCGCTCATCAATGGGCGCAAAGCGTTGTTTGATTGTCGGTGCTCACATTATTGACAGCGGTTACGATGGAGAAGTGTTTATTGATTTACACAATGTGGGTAATTCTCCCCAAACTATCTTCAACGGAGATAAAATTGCACAGGTTGTTATGGTGCCCGTTGTTTCGTTTAGAACGACTGAGACAACCACGGAAAAGCTATATCAAAACCCCGTTACTATTTCCAGCAGAGGCAGCGGTGCCCTGGGGAGTACAGATTAATGAGCGGATTCAAAGATCGTGATGCAGAAAAATATGATGATTTCATAAAGAACAGCACTGCCAATAATGACATGATGGATAGGTTCGGTTCCTACTCAGAAGGTGTTTTGGCCTGTGAGCCGGTTGATCACCCTTCATATTATGGAGGGGAAGATAGTGTTTACGAGGCCATTAATGTTATCGAGGCGTGGGATTTAAACTTTCATTGCGGCAATGTTATTAAATATATTGCGAGACACAAAGAAAAAAACAATGCGAAACAAGACATTGAGAAAGCAATCTGGTATTTACATAGATACTTAGAAACCTTGGGAGACTAATCATGGAAAACTTATTTGAAAACTGGAGGGCGTATACAACAGATGATTTTAGATTGTATCACTTCTCTAGAGCAAAAGAACAAGAGATAACATTAGATCCAGCATATTTTTTAACTCATCGTCAAAGCTATTCTCGTAAAGACTATCAAATGTCTTCTTATCCGAGAACCTTTTTTTATGTTGATTTAAACGACGCCGAGGCCATAGTTTCTTCAAGCAAGGAACTGTATTACGCTGACGTCCCGGCAGATAAAATTTACGATATGATGTCAGACCCTGATGAAATCAAAAAGATTTCTGCCGGCCCATATGGCCATGGCCTGGATTACGACAAACTATTTCAGAATATTGTTGAAAGTGGTTATATCGGGGCTTATTATACTATTGGGGATATGAATGTCGTAGTATTATTTGAGCCCATCGAGGTTACAAAAGTGGAGGACGAATGAAAATTGGACAAGCAGTATTCCAAGATTACCAAGGAATACGGAGATACGGAATAGTAGAAAGCACCAAAGTCAAAGACAGGTGGACATACGCTGCCGTTAAGTGGCTCGATGATAAAAGCTACGAGGAGGCTATGTCCTATCTTGAAGAACTGCGACACAAGGACTTGGCTGTTTATGAGTACCGCGCTGATCAACTTAAGCAGATTGATCCGAAGAAAGAGAGAAAGACCCTCAAAAAGATCATAGACTATCAAAAGAATATGAGGAAAAATGATTAAGGAAACTCTTTCTTTTGACGATGTGTTGTTAGTCCCGGGTTATAGTGATATTGAAAGTCGCTCTCAAGTTGATATCGGGAATGACTTAGACAATGCAATTCATTTAGATTTGCCTGTCATATCCAGCCCAATGGACACTGTGACCGAAGGCCAAATGTGTCTCGCCATGGCCAAGGCTGGAGGTATGGGCATTGTGCATCGATACAACACTATTCCGGGACAAATTCGTATTTTAGAAGATATTTTCGATGCAACCGAGGCCGCCACCGTCGGAGTGGCCATTGGCATGACTGGCGATTATATGGAAAGAGCACAAATTATGTGCAAAGAAGGCGCCTCCCTTCTGTGTGTCGACGTGGCACACGGACACCACATCATGATGGAGCGTTGTTTAAAAAACTTAAAGCAACATTTCGGTGACAGCGTACATATTATGGCTGGCAACGTTGCAACCCTTGAGGCCTTCGACGCTCTTGCTTCATGGGGCGCCGACTCCATTCGCGTCGGAATCGGCGGTGGGTCCATCTGTTCGACCCGTTTGGTGAGTGGTCATGGTATACCAACTTTTCAGAGCATTTTGGATGTTTCTAGGACTACTTACGATTCAAAGATCGTTGCCGATGGAGGCATTAAAACAACCGGCGACATGGTCAAGGCCCTCGCAGCCGGCGCAGATTTCGTAATTGTAGGCTCAATGCTAGCCGGAACCAAGGAGACACCAGGTGAAATATTATCAAGCACAAATAAAAAGTACAAGGTCTATAGGGGGATGGCATCCTCTAATGCACAAACAAATTGGCGTGGCAAGTCCTCGACGCCGGAGGGAATATCCACAACCGTCAACTATAAGGGCTCTGTTGGGTCTGTCCTTCAAGATTTTGCTGGCGGCATTCGCAGTGGGCTGTCTTATACGGGGGTACGAAACCTTAAAGAACTTCGAAGTAAGTCAAATTTCATTAGACAATCAAACGCAAGTCAGATAGAGAGTGGCACCCACATTTTGAGGAGGTCAAAATGAAAGATCCCACGATACCAAATTCAGAAACTCGTAAGAAGTTTATGTTCTACGATTCTGAGGAGAGGCAAATAGCTTTGCGCTTAAGATGTCAACATGATGGGTTCAGTCAATCTCAATTCTTTCGTATGATGATCACGGGATATATCGAGGGCAATAAACTAATGCACGAGTTTGTTTCTAATTGTAAGGAGAAATATTCTATTCAGGGTACCCAAAAAAGAAATAAACTTGATCGACTTAAAGAAATGGGTGACGACAATATTAGGAAGTTTGGCCTAGACAACGATGAAATTGAGAGTATATTTGATATAATAGAAACGGACACTGGCATATGAGAGGCTGTTTGAAAACTTGTTATAAATTAAACGTGGCATGCCCAGTTGAAGAGTGCAAGTATTGGATTGATTACAAGAAAGATAAAAATTGTACTTTTGAGGCCATTAGCAGCAATGGAATGATGACGCTTCGCGAGGTCGCAGACCGTTTAGGCCTGAGTTATGTGAGAGTAAAACAAATACAAGATAAGGCTGTGAAAAAAATTGGTCATTTCTTTGAAGATGATGCTAATTAGAGTGTATGCAAAATACATTCTAGGAGATTTATAATGAAAAAGCAGCTTTTACAAGAATCAGACATTCGCAAGATGATGAAGTTCGCCAATATCGGCGCTTTGTCTGATGGCTTTGTTACTCGCATCAACGAGACTTACATGGAAGAAGAATTAGAAGAGCAGCTGGACCCCGAAGAGGACGACGAGGCAGGGATGCCCCCCAGCCCGGATCCTGTGCCGGGCGACGAGCCGCCGACCGAAGACCCCCTGACTGACGATCCCGGCGCCCTCGAAGAAGAAGGCGACGAGGAAGTTGTTTTAAGGTCAGTTGGTGAGGCCATGGAGAGCTTCAAGGAAGCCCTTCGCGCAGCAGGCCCAGCCGGCGCCGCGGCCGCTGAAGCAATTTCAGTTCAGGAAACCGGTGGCGAAGAGGAAGACCTTGGTTTGGGTGGCGAAGAAGATGCACTTGGCCCCGACATGGATATCGCTGCGACCGAGCCTGACTTGGACGGCGCCGAGGAAGATGATGTCGTAGCTGAGACAATTGATGAGGATGAAATGATGAATGAGGTAACACGCCGTGTTGCGCGCAGATTGCGGCGCCTTAAGAAGATTGGCCGAAGAAGATAATAGAGAAATAAAAAGCTGTGAGTATGAGGCAGGCCTTCGGGTCTGCCTTTTTTTTTAATTTGAGGAGATAAAGTGGACTTTACTTATGCAATGTTAATGTTTTTTTCTGGTGTTTTTGCACACATATTTGCTTTGCGGATATTTAAGGTGTGGTCCAAAAGCTTGATGTATCGTGCAACCTTTGTACGTTGTTTGAGCGCCCTACAATTGACAGACGAGATGTCTCAAGGCTTATTAAAAAATGCCAATCCAGAAAACGGCGATCAAGTCGATGCCGTGTTTGACTATTGGAGAAAGATGTCACTCTATGCGCTGCAAAACGCGGTGAGCGATAGAGAGTGGAGAAATGTTGTAGTTTCCGACTGGAAAGTCGCTATGAATATATTAGAACAAGTTAAACGGAGGGAGAATACATGAGAAGTTTTACTAAAAAAGAAGAGCCAAGCGAAGAAGGATCAGCAGACATGCTTTCTGTTCTTAACATGTCAAATAAGCCGGAGTTGAGATTAACTGGTATATATGGAGATGTTAGTGAAGAAAAGTGTTCGGAGGCAATATATGGCCTCCACGCGCTGTATTTAACAGGGCAAAAAATAATCTTAAGTGATCCAGAAGATGAGGAGTCTGATGAGATTGTAGTTTACGAACCAATTGAATTTGTTGTTTCAACGCATGGCGGCGTGGCTACTGAGATGTTTTCTGTTTATGACACTATCCGAGAGATAAGAGAAGCAATGCCGATTATCACCAAGGGCCTAGGCAAAGTTATGTCGGCTGGTGTATTGCTGTTGGCATCTGGCACCAAAGGACATCGCAGAATTGGCAAACATTGCCGAGTAATGATTCACGGTGTCGTATCGGGACAGCATGGATATATTGCTGATGTCGAAAATGAATTTACTGAAAGTAAATATACACAGAAAATGTATATAAAGGCCCTGACAGATGAGACTGACATGACAGAGAAGTATGTCAAGAAACTGATGGACAAGAAAACCAATGTTTACCTCAACGCAGAAGAGGCAGTTAATTTGGGAATTGCAGATATAATTATCTAATTATTAAGAGGTGTTGCTATGAATAAAGATGAACTGAAGTATATTAAAGAGAATTATTTTGCGGATAAATTTGGTCTGGGCCAACTATTCGAAATGATTGAAAAGGCGTCAAATTCTCTTGTCGTTGAGCGAGGCCCAATGCCGGATTCTGAGCAACGAGAACTCACCCTACGACTTCCAATTATTCGTATTTCAGAAAAAATGTGGGGTAAAGAGGGAACGAAAGATAGAGAGATAATTCAAAATTTGTTGTCCAAAATTGTGGCGAGTGGTACTAATTTAACGGAAAAAATACAATACATTAATGATTTTCTTGAAGACCCTCCAGTGACAGATGATGTGTCTGAAGTACTTTCGCACATTGTTCTCTTGGACACCCTGACTAATATTTTGCGACATTTTAACGCTTCTGCCGCCGGCTTCGCTTTTGAAGGCTTCTTGGCAGCGCTGCTTAGTGGCACACAAGTACCTGCCGGCACGGCTGGTATCCAAGACTTGATTGATAATGATAAGAACCCAGTAAGTTTGAAGCTCCTTGGAGAGAAGCCCGGCGACGTGCACGGCAGCTACAGAGACTTGGTCGACCACTTTATTGATCCCGGAGGCTTTAAACAAGATCCAGAAAGCTCTCAGTACGTTGGCCAAGCCGGCGCCGCAGGAAAAATGACCTATGTTGTAGGCTTGAAGTCGTTTAAAGAGGCCGGCACGGAAGCCGCGCTTACTGGCACAGATGTGCAGAGTATCAAGTTTTTTCAATTTGATTTTACCGCACAACATTTTTTAGAGTCTCTGCTTTCTTATGAAAAGAACTGGAAGCTTCTTCTTCTGCCAAAAGATTTGACGATCGACCCGATTCATAAAGTCCCAGCCACTGCGGACGAGGCATATAGCCCAATTTCTATGGATACCGACGAGGCCGCAAGATGGGTTAAAGGCGGCCCGGGCGGCAAGACAGCGTATATGAACATTTTGAATTTATATGATTCTGGTTATGCGAAAGAGCTTTTGGCAGACGTTGAGCTTGTTGCCAGACCCGGTAGGGGCAATAAGTTCTGGCTAGTCCACCCCAGCGGCGACCCGGTTAAGTTTGAAAGACTTTCTCCTGGCGATGAGCGCTGGAAAAAACAAGGTGCGAGGACTCACGAGGGCTATCGGTCTTTTAGGGAGTCTGCGAATATGCTCCGTGCTGCGTTGGCCGAAGGCCCGGATAAGTTTTGGGAACTAATTTCTAGAACATCCGGCTATGAAGGATCTGCTGGTGAGACACAATTTATTGTTGGTAGCCGATACTATAAAGGAAAATTCTACGACCAAGATGGATTTGGCTACTTGGGGCAAATTATAATTGGCAATGCTGCAATTAGAGAATTGGCTGAAAATTACGTTGATATTCTTAACGATCAAATATTTGAATTATTTTCGAGAGTTGAAAAGCTAAGTAATGAAATTAACGCCTACTTCATTGGGGGCGATAAGGGGCAGGGCATCGAGGCAGCTCGGACTGCCGGCCAGATTGAGCGCCGACAAAGAGAATATATTAAAAAGTCAGAAGAAGTTTAACTTATAACTTGATTTGCTTTATAATGACACTATATTATACCGAGAGAGGTTTATATGCAGAAGGCTTACGCGGCCGGCCTGGAACTACAACAAAAGATCCTAAGTGGCGTAAACAAGTTAGCAGACAACGTGGCAGCAACACTTGGCCCCAAGGGCAGGAATGTTATCCTCGCAAGGAAGGGCAGCAGTCCTATTGTGACCAAGGACGGGGTGACAGTTGCTAATTTTGTCGACTTAGACGACCCGATAGAGAATTGTGGCGCGCAATTGCTTAAACAAGTTGCATCTGAAACGAACAACTTGGCTGGTGATGGCACAACTACATCCACAGTTTTAGCTAGAGAAATATTACAAAATAGTCAAAAATATTTGATTGCTGGTAGTTCGCCAGTAGAGCTTAAACGTGGTATGGACAAAGCTGTTGAGCAAATTGTCAACAAGATCACTGACATTGCAAGGCCGGTTGAATCAATTCAAGACGTTGAGCACATTGCAATAATTTCAGCCAATGGCGATAAAATTATTGGAGGTCTTATTGCCTCCGCAGTTGACAAGGCCGGCCACGAGGGTTCTATCTTAGTTGAGGACGCTAAATCTATGGATACAACATTAGATTTGGTCGAAGGCTTCAGGATGAACTCTGGTTATTTTTCACAGTCTTTTGTAACAAATGAGAGGAAGAACTCTATTGAGTATGAAGATGTACTTATCTTCGTGACGGACTATAAAGTTGACAATGTACAGAAAATTTTACCCGTCTTGGAGCTTGCAGCACGAGAGGGGAAACCTCTTCTTATTGTCGCAGAACAAGTGGAAGGCCAAGCGCTGGCTGCTCTCATTATGAATACAGTTCGTGGCTCTATGAAGGTGGCAGCAGTCAAAGCGCCCGAGTATGGCAACGAACGAACTAACATTATGAAAGACTTGTGTCTCGCCACCGGCGCTACATTCTTTAGTCGCGCATCTGCGATGGATATCAACGAGGTCAAGTTAAGTGATTTTGGTTTATGTAATAAGATAGAAGTCCTCAAGAATGCAACCACGATTATGGGTGGCAACGCTGACTGGGAAGCGGTTGAGAAAAGGATTGAGGCCATTAAGGAAGAGATCAAGCAGACTGACAATATTGATGAATGTCGCAGACTTCAACATCGTGTGACCAGACTCGCAAGCGGCATCGCCATTATTAGAGTCGGCGCCGCAACAGAAGTTGAAATGATTGAGAAGAAGCACCGCGTTGAAGATGCCCTGGAGGCGGTGAAGTCAGCGCAAGAGGCGGGGATTGTCCCTGGAGGCGGTGTGACATTATTGTCATGCCAAGACTTTAATATCGAGGCAGAAAACGAAGACCAGGCCATCGGCGCGAACATCATTCGTAAGTCGCTGGAGGCACCCCTTCGTCAAATGGCATACAATGCTGGTGTCAGTTCAGATATTATTGTCGATAGAGTAAAGAACTCTGATGATTTAATGGGCTGGGATTTTAAAGATTCACAGTTGGTTAATATGTTAGAGGCAGGGATTGTAGACCCCGCCAAGGTTACCATGGTGGCGCTAAAGAACTCTGTGTCTGTAGCGTCGACACTTGTAACCACTAATAATGCTATTGTGGAGGAATAGATATGAAAGTAAAAGTTAGTTACACAGTTGATTTTGACGATATACCAAAGTTAATTGATGATATTATGGCGTCATGCCGGCAAAGGTTTAATAAAGGAGCAAGTGTAAAATACAACATCAACAAACTTGATGAATTTGCTGCGACCATTGATCAGATGAGGGAGGACCTGTCTTTGATGGATTCCCAACTAGAAGACTGTTTGTCTATGGCATCCGGCTATAATAATATAGAGAACCAAGTAGATGCACCAGTAGAGTTCGGCCCGGAAGATGAAGAAAGACCACAAGAAGGGTGACCTAGTTTACGTGCCTTCACAGGTAAATCTTTACAACATAGATTCAAGTGGTGCAGTTATTGACTATTTTGTTACAAAGAGGCCAATTAATTTATTAATTGTTGAAGAGCATGACAAAGTATATGAAGTTATACACGGAAAGAAAAAATGGTTAGTTAACAAAAACAACGTTTATGGAGGAACAAAATGACTAAACTGACAGAAATTATCATGAGCAATGGGGTATATGATCCCGACACACGCTCGATGAAAAATAATTACGGCTTAAGGAGCGTATATGTTAATCCTGGTTTCATTATTTCTATGAGAGAAGACACCAGTATGATTGAGGCTGCTAAAAACGATGATTTTGTCCAGGGCTTAAGCCCGGGCATCGGATTTACTAAGCTAACTTTGAATGCGACAGGGCATGGCGTGACACAGTATACGGTTGTCGGCGCACCCGAGCAAATCATTGAAAAATTTAATCAGAATAGGTGAAAAAATGAGGTACATTTTATTTACCAAGCAAGAGTGCCCTTATTGCGTCAGAGCTATAGATTTGCTTGAAAAGCAGGAAAAAGATTATGACGTTGTTAAGTTTGATGCCGACCAAAGACTTATATTGGAGCAGATGAAGGCGGCCTATCAATGGGGGACTGTGCCGATGGTTTTTGAACGCCAGGATAACGACATTAAGTTTATCGGCGGCTATACTGATTTGGTGGAGCACCTGGGAGATGGATGAAGAGGAAGAAAACCGATTATTCACTGTCCCGGTTGATTACATATATGATATTTTAGACGAATCGACCCTACAAATTGATATAGCGAAGGATTTCTTGCTTGAGATATTAGACCATACAGCGATGCATGAAGATGTGTTGTTTCACACATCAGAAATTTTATACGCCAATTTGGCTCTTAGTCGATTGACGGAGGCAGAAATTGAAACGGCCGCAAGAAGGGTACACCCGGAGACTGACGAAGAAGAATATATTTTAACGGCCCAGGTTCTGCAAGCACTCCAAACACTTTTATTATCGAAGTATTACGCCAATATGGGTTTGAGCAAAATATCATATTCGTTGAGCTTACATTGAGATGAGTTATTTATTAGGTATACTCTTCTTTACGGTTGGAAATATTTTAGCTTGGTTTCAATTTAATTCTCAGTTTGTGTGGTCATATTGGCAGAATAGACCGATTTTATCAAATGTTATTTTTGCGATTCCAATGGGGATGTGTTTTTGGTATGCTGTTAAACATATTGTCGCAGCTAGCGGCGAATTATGGACCTCAAAGTTAGTTGGCTTCGGCGTCTCTAATTTTGTGTTTGCCATACTAACATACGCCTTACTTAAAGAAAGCATTTTTACTCCGAAGACAATGATATGTTTATTTTTGGCTTCCTTAGTTATTGTGATCCAGGTTTTTTGGAAATAGTTTGTTTTTCCCCTTGACCGAGTAAGAGTGGTGATTATTTTATTGTCGTGAGCAGCGCTTTATGGCTGTTCACGGTTACTTGCTTTATAAGGAGAAAATATCATGGGTAACACACTTACTACTTTTAGACCGGGCCTTCTTGGCCGCACCGTTTTTGACGACATTTTTGATTCTATGCTGGATTTTCCAGCCGCGCTGAATCGCACGACTCAAGGATATCCTGTTGCGGATATTTATCGAGACGGCGAAGATCAAACCGTGATGGAGTTTGCGCTCGCTGGCTTTACCAGAGATGACCTCTCGATCGAGATTAAGCCTGAAAAGAACAGTATTACTGTTAGCGCCAACGCCGCTCAAGAAGAGAAGGAGTTTGACTCTCGTCGTATTGCTCGTCGTAGTTTCACGAAAACATATGTGAATTATGACAACAACCTCGACCTTGGAGCGACAACTGCTCAGTATGAGAACGGGCTATTGCGTTTGGTCGTGCCTACGCGACCAGAGGCCAAGCCTTTGACGATTAGCATTAAATAAAATCGTCCACCTGGACCAAGGAAGTGCAGAAAGTAGTGCTTCCTTGGTCTTTTGCTTTCTATTTATACTGAGGGCAGGATGAATTGCGTTATGTTCAAGGCAGAAAAGCACTTTCAAAGAAGTGTAGACCATGTGAAACAGTTACAGAGGGCCTATTAATAGGTGACCGACTGCTCGAAGTCCTCAAAGAAGGTGGGGAGGGCTGCGGCCTCGCAGCTAATCAAATTGGGGTCGATTTTGCCGCGTGCGTTATATATGTTGAAAAGCCCATAATCCTGGTCAACCCCAGGATTGTAGGCAAATTTGGCAAAAGTTTTTTTCAAGAGGGTTGTTTATCGTTTCCTGGTGACTATGTTATGACTGAAAGATGGACAAATATTGTAGTCAATGCAGACAATCACAATGGTATGTTAAACTTTTCGTTCGAAAAGAACCCACTTGAGTGTGTCTGCATCCAGCACGAGATCGATCACCTTGAAGGTATCACAATGTTTGATAGAGTCGTTGATATGGAGGTTATAAATGGCAAAGGCAAAAAGCGATAAGGGGCTTAGCTCCCCAAAGAAGAAGACCGACCAAGGTCTGGGAAAACACACAAGAAAGACCCGTTCAGGCGGAGAAACATTTCACAACGGTGCCCGTGCCGGCACCCCGCCGAGCGCGAGACACAGACGACGCAAACCCTACAAAGGCCAAGGCAAGAAATAATGGAAGAAAGGCCCTATTTACAAATACCAGTTCCGAACCCAGAAGATTATAGGGCATATGAAGAATGGCTCAAGCAGAAGCAGAAAGAGGAACCAGAAGAAGGTGAGCACGTCGTCATCTTAGAGGTGTAAGAGGAGAGAAGCAATTAATGCGCGTCTACATTCCAGACAAGCGGGATGAAATTATTAATGAAGTTTTAAGTGATTTATACCTACTTAAACAAGCGGTTGAATTACAAGCAACCAAAGTAAGTTCAAGATTAGATTTGATTGAAAGAATCAGAATCAAATTACAACAAGTTTTAGAGGTTAAAGATGAATAACGCAGAAATTCAAGAAACGCTTAGACAAGTATTGATGCCAGAAATTAAGTTTTTGCTCGCAGAGCAAGGCTGTGAAAGAGAGAAGATATTCGAGCAGTTAGAGCTTTTAGTTGAAGACCTCAGACTAACTCCAGAAGAAGACTTTTAATTTTAATAATCTGTTCCTATAATCACTAGAGGAGGGACAAATTATGAAGACAGTATTTATCTTCGCCGCACTATATTTTCTTTGCCTATCCATATGGGATGGGACTAAGCACGCTATGTCAAGCGGCACCATGGTTAATGAAGACAAAGAATAGTTGCCCCGGCCGAGTGGTGGAACTGGTATACACAGCAGACTTAAAATCTGCCGCTAGTAATGGCTTGCGGGTTCGAGTCCCGCCTCGGCCACCAGATAAACATACGGACTCTTAGCTCAGCGGTTAGAGCCCCCGGCTCATAACCGGGTAGTCCTCGGTTCAAATCCGAGAGGGTCCACCAAGTACATACAATAAACTATAAGGAGTTTTATATGCAGTATTCACCACAAAAAGCAAGTGGATTTAAGATTGATGAGAATGTAGCAGAGGAGCTTGGTCTGCTAAAAGAGTATAAAGTATGGAAGGATGACTGGGATTATGACGCCTTCTGTGAAGCCTTTGAAGAGAAATATGAATCAAAGCCAGACGAGTTGAAAGAGTTCGAATATCAGCGAGGTGGTTATATTCAGAGTCTTGAAGGGTTTGACTACGACGCAGATTATGTTTTGTGGTCTTGGAGCGCTCCCCCTGGCGATTTGCCAAATGACCTGCTGCTAGAAGAGGCAACTTGGGCTGAACTAGGTTAGGCAGAAGCGCCCGTAGCTCAGTTGGATAGAGCAACGGCCTTCTAAGCCGTAGGTCACAGGTTCGAATCCTGTCGGGCGCGCCAAATAGTTTTTTACTCGCGAACATGCGTTATTACGTTACACACACAAGGGAGACAGAATGTTAGCTGATATTGTAGTGGGACTTCAACACGGAGATGAGGCCAAGGGCAAAGTAACTCACCGTTTGTGTGAAAAAGGAAAGGAATCTTACACTCACGTTTTAAGATATAATGGCGGCGGAAATGCGGGCCATACAATATATCATAACGGGCAGAAATTTATTACTCATTATATACCGGCAGGAGTATTCCATGGTATTAAGAGTATTTTAGGAAGTGGGTGCGTAATTAATGTTCGCGATTTTTTCAAAGAAATCAGGATGTTGAAAGAAGGTGGCATTGACACCTCCTTGATAAAAGTCGCAAACAATTGTCACGTAATTACTGAAGAGCATCTTTACGAAGACGTGAAGGACGAGAAGATTGGCACCACAAAGCGAGGGAATGGCCCTGCATATCGTGACAAGTATTATCGGCAAGGCCAATTGGCAGAAGACGTTCCTGGCCTTAAGCCGTATCTCATTGATTTATATAAGGAATTTCACGAGAACGGCCCGGTTAATATCCTATGCGAAGGCGCACAAGGCTTCGGTCTTGATATTGATTGGGGCGACTATCCGTATGTGACTTCAAGTCACTGCACTGCGGGAAGCGCAACACTAAATGCTATCCCGCCGAAATGGATTCGAAACATTTGGGGTGTGGGAAAGGTTTATGAAACTTACGTTGGCAAAAAGAATTTTGAGCCTGACGACAACGTATTCAATCTTTTAAGGCACTACGGTCAAGAATACGGTTCAACCACTGGAAGGCCGAGACAATGTAATTGGCTGAATCTTGATGAGCTTCTTAAAGCCGTCAACATTAATGGTGCAACCCATGTGGTGCTAAACAAAACAGATGTATTGGATAAGGTGAAAGAATGGAAACTTTACCACAGAGGAAATGTTATTACGTTTGATTCTGGCGAAGAGATGTGCGAACACATTTCTTCCGCGATAAAAGACACAAGCAATCTTCGTAATATAGTATTTTCTGGAGACAAACACGGTATGGATATGGCTCTATAGTTTGGCCTCGTGTGGTAAACGCCCGTAGCTCAGTTGGTAGAGCACCGGACTTTTAATCCGTAGGTCGTAGGTTCGAACCCTACCGGGCGTACATAATTTTTTACTCGCGTATATCGTGTACACGTAAGGAGGCGCCAAAGTAATCTTCATAAAAGGGAGGTGCCTCTAAACTTTTATCATTTGAAATAGTATTTATTGTGCATGAAAAGGAAAACAACTGTATTGGCTTGGCTGGCAATTGCAATTGCTGCTAATCTCCTTGACGCTGTTTTCACTTTGCACTTCACCAATATGGGTATTGAAGAAGCAAATCCGATTATGGCCTGGGCGCTGAGTGTAGGCCCTGCATTCTTCTTCATACTCAAGTTTGGGCTGTTTACGACAGCAATCATCTTTTTGGCTAAAAAAAGACCTAGACTTCTAATCCCGGTTACTATATTGTACATATCGATTGTCGCATGGCACATACTTTGGCTGTGTCGGATATTTTAATGAGGAAAAAATGATTACGTTAGAAGAACTTGAAAAGCACCACGCGGTGCTGGGAAATCTGTTAGAAAGTAAATGCGTGTGCATCAATGTTCCCTCTGGGAGAGAGGAGATCGCTGAAGCTGTGTCGGTGGCGAACACCATGTTTGCTGCGCTCATTACACAACTACAGAATCAATCAGTCAGTTTTACTCCGTAGATTCGGTTTCTACAATAGTGGTGTAGCTGGTTGTATATGGGGAACATCGCCAAGGCGGTGCTTCCATGAGCCGTGTTTCGTGCGGTGGGTTAGGGTGGGTACATTGATCACAGGAATATCTAATGAGTCTTTGCACATTTATATTTAAGCCGAAACATGACATCGAGCTTGCCATAAAGCCTATCAATAGCTTCGTTCAAAACTTCCTATATTGGGAGGACAGTGGCGTCGACTGGGATATTCGTCCCGTCGAAGACCGCGAAGGGTGGTATAAGCTGTATGCGTACCAGGAAGGCGAAGGAAATGACGGATTCACCGAATGTTGCTGGAATGAAGAGGAAATCACACCCAAACAACTGACAGAAGACATGATGGTTCTTCTTGTCGAGGCTGGGATATGCAACGAGCACAAAGAAGAAGAGATAGGCACTTGGTATAACCTGCTAGACGTTGAGCTTTCACAAGTGATTAGCGCAGTTAGCGAGGATGATAGTTATGTTTATAGCCCGTCTGAAGACCAATTGTGGTTTTATCACGTCAAAACGGGCCACGCCAGCAAGGTGTCGATGGTTGACTTTATCCTTAGCCAAACCATTCCAGAGGCCGAGGCTGAGAAAAAGCAACTATCACTTGAGCTTGACGGCTTTTCTGAGGCGAAGGAGAGCTTTATAGCGCCATGAACCTGAAAGAAGCCAAAAAACTAAAAAGCGGCGCGATGGTCAGAATGTCTTGGGAAACATATGCTGAAACTCAGGGAAGAATCGGAATTGTATTATCAAAAATGCATGTTAAGGAGCGCCACATGGCGAAGGGTCTAAGTCAGTGGAAAGACGAGAAATACGACTTGATAATTCATTGGTTCAAGAAGCCCTTCAACATTCATGACAACCCTTGTGTTATGGAGAACTGGCAAGTTATGGTGGTATCGCATGTTTAGAGAGATTTTGGGTGGCCTGTGGTTTTGTACCATGATGACTGGTTTACTTTATTTGATGATGTTCCTATAGTGTTGACATGAGATATATTATTTTTTGTTTGCTCCTCGCCAGTTGCGCGGCGCAGCCACAAGTTATTGAGATTGTTGACCTTTGGGAACCTAGCTGGTTATTTGACTGCCTTGAGAGAGGCACTCCAGAGGAGAAATGTAGGCCCCCCCACGAACAGGAATTTTGCCCTGTGCATCACAGGATAATGGTAACTGATAATGAGTTTGAAACCCGGCGACTTGATTAGAGACACCATTGACGGCATGTTGGGCCTCGTGGTTACAGAAGCTATTTCTATTGGCCAGCACGGTGTTGAGTACGTTGAGGTCTTATGGGAAGGCCAGTCAGAACCAAGAAAAGTTGATTTGGCAGTTGTTAAAAACCGATGGATTGAGGCAGTAGATGAAAGTCGGTGATTTAGTTAGACTTGAAACAGACAACCGGATTGGCATTATCACTCGCACCGATTTAAGGTGGAAAGGCTTCGTCGAGGTGTTGTTCAATAATGATAGACAAACACAGGTTCAGCCTGATTATTTGGAGGTAATAAATGAAATTGAATGAATTTATTGTGTGTGCTGATGGTTTTTCCATGAGCGTTCAAGCAAACGGTGGTGCCTATTGCGAGCCGAAGATCTTCGATGCTGAGAAGTATGAGGCAGTTGAGGTTGGATATCCAAACGACTATGAGTCGCTGTTGGCTAGTTACGCGGAGGACGAAGAAAACTATACCGGCACAGTTTATGGCTACGTTCCAGCACAAGTTATTGTTGACGTAATTGCCAAGCACGGCGGTATCGTCACTGGTGATTTGCCAAATGGGATCCCTTATCTCAAAGCAGAATAAGTGGTTCCTCTACGTTTTACTCTGCGCTGACGGTACTTATTATACTGGTGTGACCACTGACACGAGTCGGAGGCTGCACGAGCATAATCATTCACAGCGCGGGGCTAAATATACACGCCGTCGCAGACCAGTTAATCTAATATATTCAGCAAGTTACGCCAACCGATCCGAGGCACAGAAGGCTGAATATAAATTCAAGAAACTGAATAAAAATCAGAAAGAGGCAATCATATATGAAAGTCGGTGACCTTGTTAAACTTTTGAATGACCCAGAGGTCCACAGGAATAATTCATATATTGACCCCAACGCATTGGGTCTTATAGTTGAGTGGACACACCAGGGAAAAAACGACTATGGACCTTTGGCGTCTGCCTGGGTCCAGTGGCAGAGTTTTTCTGATTGGGATTCCATGTATGCGGAAGACCTGGAGCTTGTAAATGAACATCGGTGATTTGGTAAAATTTGATTATGTTAATGGCCACACCCACAGCATAAACAACAAGTTGGTCATCTATCTTGGAGATAAGCCCTTTCATAGAGACGACGGGGTTGTTATAAATAATTTTGAGGTCTGGGTTGTGGGTGATGATTGTCCAACTATATGCGATGGCTCAATGAAGCGTTGGCTAAGGGTACATGAAATTGAAAGTCTGTGATTTAGTTATTTATAAGCCCCACGCCAGCACCTATGAGGGCACGGGTTTGATACACGCGATAGAAAAGATTGCAACCGATGTTAATCGTTATAAAATCAGTTGGCCAGCAAAGCCAGCGCACATTGGAAAAACGATGACTTGGGAAAGCCCACGAGATTTTGAGGTAATCAGTGAAAGTCGGTGATTTGATAAAGTTTAAGCGCACAGGCATACTCGCCACCATACTAGAAAAGACTATTGTGCCCACGAAGAAGTCTGGAGATTGGATGTGTACGATATATGTCCACGGTGATGACGCGGGAATTAGATACAAGAATCCCACCAAGGTCACTGTGAATTGGCTTAAAACACAAGTGGCTGTCATATAATGAAAGTCGGTGATCTTGTTAGGAAAACATACTGGAAAGACGACATTGGCATAGTCGCTGAAAGGTGCCCCAACCCTACCAAGGGTGGGCTGTGGTCGTGTGTCCTATTTGAATACGGTTTTATGTATGAACGTGAAACTGAATTAGAGGTCATAAGTGAAAGTCGGTGATTTAGTAAAACACTTTGCGGATCCTGAAGATTGTGGAATTGTCCTCGATATCAGCGAGTATGAGTATGAAACGTACCCCTACCTCGTTCAGTGGTTGGGTGGTGATCGTGATTG